AAACTCGTTGGTGTTATTACAAAGTGTATGAAGGTTGGTTGACAGCTTTTAGTTGTTTTTTCTCTCGTGATGCCGTATCACAAATACAACATGTAAAGAGAGAATTACGGAAACGTTACGTTAACCGTCACTTGCTCGATGATGATACTAATTTAATGGTTAGGAATCTAGATGTCTTAATCAAGAGAGAATTGGCAAAATTTGGGAAAGCTCCTCGTCTATATGTTTCAGCTGATGCTGGCTGCATGTATGCTAATGAACTTCCCGAATATTGTAAAGTGTGCATCGATGGCGAACATATCTTCAAACACAAGGATATCACGATGGTGGTCAATATTATGTCTAAACCCAAGAAAGATAGTCTACAAATGATTTTTACAAAATTGGAAGATGCTATGCGCAATTCTAATTATTTGTATGTGGCTATCTTCTCAGATGATAGTTGTATAGCAGGTAATATAGGTGGTAGAACCATTTGCTACAACGTAGACATAACATCAAATGATTCATCACAGGATATTGCTACATTTTTGCCAGTTTACGCCATGATGGCTAGGTTCAGTAAGAGGAGATCTAAAGGGTTAATACGACAATGTTTGATGCCATTGAATATTAGAAACCCAAGTAATCCTGATGAGAGTTTCACCGTGAAGCTAGACGGTGCAATGGAATTCTCAGGTAGTGTTTTAACAACCTTACTTAATCATATAGGATGTGTGCTTATTTATTTAGCATTATTATACATCATGGGTGAAACATATGGCGGAAATTATAGTGGTCTAGCTACGGAGAAAGACCTAAAGGATGACATTAAAGAAGCAGCAAAACAAATAGGGCACTGTGTGACTATTGATGACTGCACTTCTAACAATATGTTGAACATCCACCATATCCAGTTTTTGAAACGATCACCATTTCGCTTACCAACAGGCGAGTTAGCACCATATATGAATTTGGGGTGTATATTGCGATCATTGGGCACAGTAGAAGACAATTTAACACATCTTCAGTTGAATGTCACACCTGCTGAGTTTCAAGGCATGTCACATGAAACCCGTATTAATAAATTCTGTGGAGCTATTGTAAATGGATGGAAGTATGAACCTTCTAATCCAATAATGGATGCACTGAGAACTCGTTTTAGTTCCATGTCAAATGAGGTCATTCTACATGACTCATTAAAACATATATTCTCAAGTGACACTGATACACCTATAGACTATAGTAAATATTCTAACACAACAGCCCTCTTTTCCAGATATCATCTGACCAATGAGGAAATGAATGAGCTAACTGATAGGATATTGAATGTTCATGTAGGACAAAGTGTTCAATCC